CTAAATGGCTTCTGGGCAGCAGACCCCCTTCCAGCAGGAAGTTTTATCAAGCTCCTTATGGATTCGGCGGGTCAGGGTGAAAGGAGAGCAGTGATACGCTCTCCCCGTAGTGCGTATCACTGATTCAATCCCGAGGCTCCATATTGTAAGTTTCGCAGACAGCGTATCCGCTGGTAGTACTGGGGTTAACGACTACAAATCGTTAACCCCTTCATTTTTGTCTCTAAAATAAGGAAATTATATACCAAATGACGAACACAGAGTTCGGGCCATTAGCCCAAACCGTTATTGACGCCAAATATTCACGTTTCCCATCCATCAATGACCGCCAAACATGGCCCGAAATAGCAGCCAGAGTAGCAACAAGCGTTCTAGGATCAGTCAATGCTCCGCAATCTCTTATAGACGAATTGACCCACCGTATCGCTATCCGTCAGATTATTCCCGGCGGTCGTTATCTTTATGCAGCAGGCCGACCCTATCATCAAGTACAGAATTGCCTGCTTATGCGTGCCGAAGACAGTCGTGAGGGATGGGCAGACATCATGCATAACGCCTCAATGGCCCTTATGAGCGGTGCAGGCATCGGGATTGAGTATTCCAGCGTCAGGCCCAAAGGGTCGCTTATACGGCGAACTGGGGGCGAAGCAACGGGGCCTAATGCCCTTATGGCAATGGTTAATGAGGCAGGCCGTTACATTATACAAGGAGGGAGCCGAAGATCGGCCATTTGGGCAGGTCTGGGGTGGGATCACAAGGACATTTTCGACTTCATTCACATTAAAGATTGGTCACCAACCGTGAAAGCACTCAAGGCCAAGGATTTCAATTTCCCGGCCACATTGGACGGTACAAATGTGAGTGTTAGGCTCGATTCGGACTTCTTTAAAGCCTATCACAGTCCAATGCATCCAAAGCATGCACTCGCGCATAGCGTTTACTGGGAAACCCTTCGACAGATGCTTGAGACAGGTGAACCGGGATTCTCCGTAGATTGTGCGGAGAATGAGGGTGAGATTCTCCGAAATGCTTGCACAGAGGTCACCTCGTACGACGATAGTGATATTTGCAATCTCGGTAGTATTAACATGGCTCGTATTCATTCGCTATCCGATATGAAAGCGTGCGTGGAATTGGCTACGGCTCTTCTCGTTGCAGGGACTGTGTACAGCGATGTCCCATATTTGAAAGTTGTACAAATTCGTACACAGAACCGCAGGCTCGGTCTTGGACTCATGGGTATCCACGAATGGCTTATTCTGCACGGAAAGAAGTACGGCCCAGATAACGACCTTGCTGAATACCTGAGAGTCTATGAACAAAGTACTCACTATGCCCATCAATACGAAGACAAGTGGAATCTCTCTTACTCTGCTAAAACAAGGGCGATTGCGCCGACGGGAACTATTTCTATTTGTGCCGAAACTACAAGCGGTCTTGAACCGATTTTTTGTTCTGCTTACAAACGTCGCTACTTGAATAAAACCAAATGGGAGTATCAGTACGTAATCGACCCTATTGTGAAGCGATTAGTGGACAGCGGTGTTAGTCCTGACGATGTTGAGGATGCTTATGTACTGGCTAAGACACCGGAGCGTCGTATAGAATTTCAGAGTTGGCTTCAACAATACGTCGATCACGGGATCAGTAGTACTTTGAATATACCGACATGGGGTTCAGACTCCAATAATGAGTCAAAAGTACAAGATTTTGGTGACATGCTGATGCGATACTTGCCGCGTTTGCGCGGTGTTACGTGTTATCCCGATGGTGCGCGATCCGGTCAACCATTGACTACAATTCCTTTTGACACAGCAGTGCAAATGAAAGGTCAGATATTTGAAGAACAGGGTGATGTTTGCGAATTACGTGGTGGGTCGTGTGGAGTATAGACCAAAAAAAAGGGGACACATTGCGTGTCCCTACCCAAACCGGGAAAACTTAGCGTTTTAGAATGTCCTCTGTTGGACCGTCATCCAACAAAAGCTGCTGGTATCCAGCAATCGAAGTCATCATATGATAATTACAGGTGAGGCAGGTGATGTGAATTACTCCCTCGTCGTCAATATCTGCAATCGGCCTGTGATTGGAGCACAACGGTTTGAGTGAACAGCCCGATAGTGAATAAAGGTATTTCATCGCGTATCCCCGCTTCCTTGAATTACGCCACGTTCCGCACGGCTAGCTAGTTTTTCTAGATTTCGCACCAATACCTCATCGAGTGTAAGACCAGCCATAGAAGCTAAAACTGCCAAATACCAAGCGCAATCCCCCAACTCATCTTTCAGAGCATTCTGCATACCTAGGCTAAGTTGTGTACCCTCAGATACTCCGTAATCTCGAACAAACTTTTTAAGTTTACCAGCTACCTCTCCTGCCTCTGAAGACAAACCTAGACCTGCGTATAGCAGATCACGCCTCTCTAAACCGGGGAAAATAGCCGTGGAAAGGGCAGCTTTTTGATACTCATCAAATGTCATTTAACGCCTCCACGTTTTCGAGTAATTGAGTGAGAGCTTCTATTAGGTTTTCACCTAGACCCTCAATACCGTCATACTTTGAGGTGGTGAATGTATCCACCGACAATATAATTCCAAGATCAAGATCGTGTATGATGTGAATATTTCCGACTACGGTCATTTGCCTCCAGTGTTGAACAAATCGGCCTCTTTGGAACGCCGCGTAACTAATCCCGGCAGTATTTGACCACCAGCTTCGTCGAATAAACCAAAGAGATACTTAATACGCGCCGGATCGTATCCCGTTATACTCACCGTCAAACTATTGAGATATCGCAACAGTGAGGAAGTGTTAAAGTTTCCAGCGCCCTCGTTGTACACGAAGTCCACGACCGCATCAAACTGATTTTGATTCAGTTGGACAGTGACTTTTTCGTTGACGACATCTTCAGGTACTGCCAAATCAGCATCTAAGAACGCCAAGGCTTGAGCCAGTGTAATCGACTGGTCCGTAGGTTCCACTGGCCCTCGACGAATCAAATGACCATACCCCACGGTGGCAAAGCCATGGGCATCGTTATACGGTGTCAGCCGTAGAGCTTCTTCCGACTTCAGCAGGGCTAATCCGCCCGGTCCTATCCTCAATTTGTTCTGCACGTTTTCCTCTCTTCACTTTGCATGTCTTTTTGCACGCGGAGCACTTCCACTTCCCTAAAGGAGATTGGCTGACGGACTTTCCATCCCGTTTGTCTCCAACCTCTTTTACACAAGGGGTTTTCTTGCCCGGAACACCACAACAGACGCTCGTATATGTAAATACTGATACTACTGTCTTCTTCATACTTTTTCCTCTGGCAATACTAGACCGTTCGTGCTTGTCAAAATAGTTTCCACCTACTTCGACTGATTGAGTCTCCTCCATCTAATTCTCCACGGTTTATAATTGTCTTCAATTCCCCCTGCGATTCAATGAAACCGGTCATCCCTAGCAGGGTTTTCTCTAAGCACTCGATACCTGCCTGCAAGGATTCGATCTGCGTTTTATCAGGAAAGCTGACATATGACTGATTTGAAATCATCGTCAAAGCGTCTTCCCACATGCTTTTCAAATCCTGCAAGAATTCATAACGAGTCCCTTTGTCAGTCAGTCTTTGCATCGGCCTCTCGTTGCGCGGCTTTAGTCTTTCTATCCCCCTCTACTTTAACCCGAATCTCCTCGAAAAGTTGCGGTTTTGTGCGAAGATTTTCAATAACATTGTCTATGCCCTGTCCTAGACGCTCGTCGCCAAAACTATACCATGCCCCGGCCCTCCCTATTGAGCCTAGATTGACCGCATACGTTACGAAATCTGAAAATGTATCCAGACCCTCCCCATAGATTAGGTTGATGGTGGTTTCTCTAAACGGAACTCCAACCTTATTTTTGGCAGCTTTTATACGTAATTGATGGCCGATCATCTTATCCCCACTTTTGATTGGCTCTCGACGGCGTATATCCAGTCGCAACGAAGCATAGAACTTTAAAGCTTTCCCGCCCGTTGTAGTCTCTGGTGATCCAAACATAACACCAATTTTATCTCTTAACTGGTTGATAAATATAAGTGTTACATTATTCTTAGCCGCCTTTCCAGACAGTTTGCGCATGGCTTGCGAGAGTAGTCGTGCTTGAAGGCCCATGTGGGACAGTCCCATATCCCCATCTAATTCAGCCTGCGGGACTAAAGCAGCTACAGAATCAATAATAACCAGTCCTATGGCTCCAGAATCAATAAGGGCTTCGACTGTCTCCAACGCCTGCTCACCGCTGTCAGGCTGGGATATAAACAATTCGTTTACATTGACCCCAAGTTGGGCGGCGTATGTCGGATCAAGCGAATGTTCGGCATCCACAAAAGCAACCACACCATTGTCTTTCTGCTCCATTGCTGCGATATGCAAGGCCAGCGTGGTCTTACCAGAAGACTCAGGACCATAAATCTCTATGATTCGTCCAATTGGAATACCACCGGTTTGAATTACATCATAATCGAGACTAGGAAGGTTGGTCGAAATACTAGGCAACGGCACACCCACACGCGATCCCAGACGTACAAGCGATGCCGTGGTTCCAAATTGTTTATTGAGCGCTTTTTCTACCTGCTCCAGAGCCTTGAACTTCTCGGACTTGGTATTCAATGCGGGCTTCTTGTCTTCGCCTACATGCACCGAAACGGTGCCAGCATTCTTACCTAGCACCGCCTGCAACTCACTTAAACCTCGGTTTGCCATTAGCTACCCTTTATCCTCTACTAAAGTCAAAAAGAATTTGAACGGTTTGACTGGCTTTACATTTTCAAATTTGTAACTGTCAAATTTTTGAATAAAACGCTGTGCTGATCGCGGCAAGTCGTAGTATAGCGCATTTACTACTACGTTCGTTTCACTCACGGTCACGGAATCCGTTGTGAATGTATCCTTCACAGCAAGTGCAATAGGGCATGAATTATCCGTCTTGAAAGCAGAAATGAAAGGTTCGCTCTCCTTTTCTAACCGTCTGCTTGCCTTGATGTGTTTAGCTAGAACATTAATCAATATTCGCATTTGTATTCTCCTCTTGTGCTTTCAATTTAGCAATTGTGCTCATGAATCGTTTGAACATTTTCAAAAACTTCGCCCCTTGGAGTTGCAGGATCATCTCGATTCCGCCCTCTGTTTGAAAAAGCTCGTCGGTAGTTTGAATTAGTTCACCATGATTATTCAGCCATGCCATCCAACAATGCTCACAGTTACGGTGACGCGGCTGGCGTGTGGGATCGTATTTATGCCCACACGCTTGCACTCTTTGATGAACTACAGTGAAAAACTGACGCCTCAACTTCTTAATCTCGCTACGAGTAAGCGGCGGCTTCTCGTCGGCAATGATCGTAGTTGGTTCATTTATTGGAATCGATGTTGGAGCCTCATCTACAAGCGGCTCATTCTTAGAAATCAAATACTCTTCCACAGCGTCCTCAATTTCACGATCAGTGATACCAGCTACTGACATTATTCCCCCTCTCTACCATTGTGCGTTAATCCAGCCAAATCTATTATCTTCGCGCAGGTAAACTACCCCGCCAGTGGCTAGAAGGAAATCCTTGAGTTGCTGGATTGTAATATCCTTCGGAGCGATAGTGGCCGTGGGTGTCATATCCCACATGCCTGTAGAGAAGTAATCGGCGTACTGTCCGATGATCGGTTGTATCGGTTTTTTTAGCTTCGGTTTTTTTAGCTTTGGCATTGGGCTACCCCCTCGTCAGTCAGTTCATGTGTGGGAAGTGTCCAGAGCAGGCGCAGTGCCAACTCCTCATCCGTCAGTTCAATCGGTATCACTCCATACTTCTGAAAAAGAATAGACTTTAGTTCCTTATTCGTTGATTTATCAAGTTCGGCTATTGCCTGCTCAAGAGCCGACGCTTCGCGCACATTTATAGGTTCAGGTTCTTTTACCACTTCCTTTTTGATTGGCTTCTTAATGTTTTCCAATTTAATTTACCTTCCTACGAATGGTTAGGAAATAACTACGCACAGGAGAAATTCGTCTCTGAAGGAATATTCTCCCAATAACCTGCTCGATAGCCCTTCGCTCTTTGCTGTCGAAACTGTCACGTTTCTCATCTTCTACTATATACGTATTGAGGAAGATTGTCAATAGTTTAACGGCTTCCTGTTTATCTCCGCGTGCGTATCGCACAAGACCGAGATGAATGGCATTTTCTACGTCACAGCAAAAATCAGAAACGGATGGGGTAGCTGGGTTGCTGGTTCCTTTTCCAACCCCAAGATCGCTCGCTGTAGTCTTTATGGATGAACGGGTGTTAAATGTTAAAAATTGCCCTGTTATCGGCTCTGGATACCCTGTCGGGTCTCCAATAATCTCGTCGAACGCGTTTTTATTCAAGCGGAAAAGCTCTGTTTTATTTCTTGACATACTCCCTTGTGTAGATTTTTGGAAACTTCTTAATCAAAGCGGCTCTCTTTTTGGTCCCAACCTTTCCGGGGGCAGCAAACATCTTCACACCATGCACTACATAGAATGGGGGGAAATTCAAATAATTGACTACCCTTGATGCCCACTCTGCGTTATCCTGCAAGATAGCAATCGCCTTGTTACATTGCCAACAAAGCAAACCGCGAATCTGCCCGGTAGTGTGGGAATGGTCCACAGAAAGTATAAATGGCTTACCTTTCTTTGTCAACTTGCGTTCGCAGATGTAGCAGACTCCTTTTTGAAAGTCAAAAACTTCCTGCCATTCCGCTAGCGTAGTGTTGTACTCACGTCGAAGACGCGTGTCTTTAGTTTTTTCCTTCGTCGTCAAAGATCGTCCTCAACCAATGGCAGGAGCAACCGCAAACGCAATGCCACACAGTGCGAATTCTCCAGCGAATATCGTCTTTCCGTTCCACGGTGAATCGGGAAACAATCGATGATAGTGCGTGGTTATGGACTTATTCAGCTCGGCACGGGCCTTGTAATACGCTTCAAAGGCCTTAATATACCCGGCACTGGTGCTGCCACCATTACTCCAAGCCTTGTCATAAAGGGCCGTGGAATACCCGGCAAGGGCCTTATCCAGCTCGTCATCGGAGCGCATGGCTTCGTCCTCAATCAATGGCCGTAACAACCGCAAACGCAATGCCACATTATCGGTTTTGTATTCCAAAATGTAACTAATGCGGTTTTCGATTGGTTCCGTCAATGGTTCGGCCAATATCCCGTGGTGAACTAACCAAGCCCAGCCAATTTTCAGGTTGGCACATGCAGCCCTGCAATCGGCTGCTTCTTCTTCGATTGATTTCAGAATGAGTGACATAAAACCTTCCTATAGAGCTAAGCTCGCCTCTTAAAAACCCTAAATAGTGCAATACTGACCACTTCAATCAAGACACTTAGAGATCGTCCTCTACCTCGAAAAAGCCCATGTCCAAAAACTTGTAGTTACCGTTTTTGTCTTGACCAATATTATTAATTTCAATGTCATCGGACCAATTCAGGTTATCTTTATTCAAACCGTTGTGAGTGCAAACCAAATCCAGCAGCTTTTTAATCCATTTGATGTCTCTTAATACTTTTGGTGTTTCACCGACTCGTTCGTAATAATGCATGATTATTACGCCAGTATCCGGGTTGTAATGGTAAATCTTTGGTACATAGCGTCTCAACAGATACCATTTATACTGATGCTTGATATCATAGCACCGCTGATACTCGACACGAGAGTGCCCTATATACTTTGATAAACGAGAATTATCCGTCGATGAACGTGGAAATTTTACCACTAAGTCAGCCTCCACGATACGATAAACCTCTCTGAACCCACCTCTACCGGCCCGCTTCACCTCTAAACCCCACTCTAAACACCACCATGCAAGTTCATCTCCCGATACAGGTTGTATACCTTTTATTAAGGATATAATTTCTTTCACACGCATTTATGCCGATACCTCCCGGTCCTCTCCCGCCATTGCAGTTGCAGCAGCGGCCACTTCTGGGATATTTCTGGCCGTAGCCTGCGCTGCATATCCTACTGCATTTCTCATTACATTCATTGCCTGAATGCGCCCTTCGGATAAAGCTAGAAGGGTACTGCGTGCGCCGTCAAAGTAAAACTCATCCTGACCACCTGCGGAATATCGAGAATAGCTTACACTAATAAGTGTTTCCGGCTTGAACGATTCATTCGTCTTGATATATCCGGCCTTCTCTACATCTTCCTTCGTCATTTCAGCCATAGGATTTCGGTGCATCGTTATCAAGCCGTCACAGTCCTTCGCAATTTGTGAAGCCCCGTCAGCATCTCTTCCACTGATAATTCTACCTTGCCCAATCTGATGCGGCTGAACGATAAGCAGCATTTGTACGTTATAATCTTTACAGATTCGTGATAGCATTTTGCTTATCTCAGATAGATACTGTGTGCGGTTTCGATTACCAATAGTCGTATCGCAAAGTCTTTGTAAGTTATCAAGCATGATCCACTTGGCACCGTAGCGCCGGATGCAGTCAATAACGAGTTTATATATGTCATCCGCGCTTTGATATTTGGGGTAGCAGAACAGCAAGTCTCCTTCGCGGTTAGCGACCTCTTCTTTAAGGGCCGGTATAGCGGCTCTGAATTGGTTCGTGAGAGCAAGTGTCTCTTCTGGTGTATTGGGCAGAAAATCTGCGATACCTGTTTTATGACTCACCCATTTGCGGGCGAGTTTAGCGCGGGTCATTTCCAAGCAGATCACAGCCGCTGTCTCATGATACTCACTGACCATGTGTTCCATCATTTGAATACCTACGGTGGTCTTGCCCACCTTGCCCTCGGCCATCAAATCGACACGATCACCCTCATCGAACTGAATGAGGTGCGCGAATAGCGGGAATTTGTACTTCATTCCAGCCCCACGCCCTTCAATCTCCTCAAGGAACTCGTCTACGGCCCCTTGTGTATTCGTTACGCCGTCCACATCGAACAGTGTGGCATTGGCCTTCAGTTCTTCCAGCTTCTCTTTGGTCCCGCCTCCATATACAAACCATTCGTTTAGGTCTTTGCCCGGACGTGTTAAACCCGCCTCGCTTGTCGCTGTGAAGTCAGGCAGGATGATTTTCCAGCACTTCTCGATCCCTATGCGTGAGGCAATCTCCTGTGCGGCTTTCTGACCTGCTTTGTCCTTGTCATAGCAGATATAGATTTTCTCTAGACCAAGTTTGTCAAGGGTTTCAATCCACTCGGCCCGCTTTTGATTAGCTCCAGGTACACCGCAAATGTTCTCTACTCCTCGATTCATCGCTGCTATGCAGTTACCAGCGCCCTCAACCATTATAACTTCAGATAAGCCTTCTTTCAAAATCTCGCCATTGTAGAGAACTGCTTCCCAACCGTGCGGACTTGTGAAGTCCTTCTCAACACGCTTTAGATCGTTAATGTCAGGGCACGTACGGTACTGCACCCATACAGCATTACCGTTGACAAGATA